AATTCCCTGAACTACCAATCTTTGCGGAATTCCCTGAACTACCAATCTGTGCGTAATTCCCTGAACTACCAATCTGTGCGGAATCCCCTGAACTACCAATCTGTGCGGAATACCCTGAACTACCAATCTTTGCGGAATCCCCTGAATCCGTTTCTTTTTCCAACTTCGTTCTTTCAAGTACAAAATCAATGCAGGCATCAATGAATGCCGAAAAGCTTATTTTTGCACCAATCTTCAGCTTTGTTGTGCAAAACTTCTTATTATCATCTGTCTTTTCTTCCGCAAGCGGTTCTACTTCGGCAAATTCATTAAAGCTGCCATCTTCATTGACCAAATCGTAATAATCAAGCACATCAAACGGATTCTTGCAATAGTGCATACCTCTGTGGCATATACTTGCACTCGGTTCTTCAAAAACCGTGTTTTCCGCATATTGTTTACCCCTACAAACCAATCCTTTGTTAAAACCTTTGAAACCTTTTTCGCCCATCTCTTCTTCCTCTCTAAACTCTTTTATTCGTAATTAAAAACACCGTGAACCCAAGCAATAACAATCAGGCATACCATTGATGCGAATGTCAGTATGTAGGGCAACCAAGATTCTGAATCAAGGCAACTGCCGGATAATACAAACAATGCTATCAAGAACCAAGTGATGCCCTGCACGATTGGGTGCATCTTTCTTCTTTTCATTTCATTCATCCCTTCCTTGCGTTTAGATATTCAACTTTTTTCAGGAATAATGTTGCTGCTTCTTTTACCTTCTTCTGATCAGCGGTTCCGTGAATCCTGATTGTTGCGTTTTTGTACTTGTATTCTGTTACCTTCTGACCTTCCATGCTCTTATTCCTTTCTTATAATTCACGTTTCGTGAACTTATTGTTTAAAAAAATATTCGTGGTATTCTTTAGGCTGAATATCAAGAAATTCCGGCAAGGACATTTTCGTGATATCGTCCGGGGATATTGCTGTTTTTCCGTTTAACTTCTTTGACATTGAAACATTTGTTATGCCGTAGGCTTTTGAAAATGCCTTTATAGTTCCGAACTTTTCAACTATTCTTCCCCTTAACTTGCTATAATCAAGTGCCATTTTATCACTCCTTCCTTTTTATCTTTCGTTCACAAAGTGTGAACTTGCAAGGTAAAATTTTTTGTTCACGTTTTGTGAACCTAAAGTTATATTAGCATAATGATTTAAGGGTGTCAATACAAAAGTTTAATTTTCGTAAACTTTTTGTTTAAATTGTTCACGTTATGTGTTATTATAGTATTAACACAAAAGAAAGGCAGGTGAACAATATGGAAAGAGTAGAACTCAAAGATAGATTGCAAATGGCACTTAATGTAAGAGAAAAGAAGCCAGTTGATCTTGCAAGGGATTTGAAGATTTCAAAATCTGCGATTAGCCAATACTTATCAGGCAACAGAACCATTAAGGATTCACGAAGATTGTATTCAATATGTAAATACCTAGATGTAAGCGAAGCGTGGATGATGGGCTTTGATGTTCCTATGGAAAGGCAAAAAGCGCAAAAAAACAACGATACCATAGCAGATATCGTTGTAAGAATGCGGACTGATGAAGATTTTCTATCTGTTGTGGAAGTCCTGAATGGACTTGATGCGGAAAAGCTTGCAAGTGTTAAACAAATGCTATCAGCTTTTATGAAGTAGTTTCAAAATTAGGTCAAGAAGTGCGATATCATCACATTCTTGCATTAGTTTAACTATTCGTTCTATGTATTCTTGTTTCATAGGTATGGCTCCTTTCTTCCGGGGCAGAACGAATGTTCTGAAAACATTATACAAAAATATAAAATTCTGAACAATGGAAATTGTAACCACAAACAACATGAAAAGGTGATGGAAATGAAAGACGTTTATGCTATGTATTTACGAAAAAGCCGTGCAGATTTGGAAGCCGAAAAGTACGGTGACGGTGAAACGCTAAAAAGGCATAAGGAAATACTGACAAAGCTTGCAGCACAAAAAGGACTGTATATAGGACATATATATCAGGAAATTGTATCAGGTGAAACTATCGAAGCAAGGCCTGAAATTCAGAAAATGATTCAGGATTGTTATGATGGAAAATATAGAGGAATTCTTATAGTAGAAGTAACAAGACTTTCAAGGGGTAATCAAGGCGATATGCAGGTCATTATGGATTGCCTGAAGTATTCCAATAATAGAAGCGGTTTGCTTGTTATTACACCCACTAAAACCTATGATGTGGCACACAGTTCAGATGATGAAGAATATATGGAATTTGAACTGTTTATGTCACGTAGGGAATATAAGATGATTCAAAAAAGGCTTGACCGTGGACGGAAGCAAGCGGTTGTGGAAGGCAATTATATGGGTTCCTATCGTCCGTATGGCTATGACATCCATAAAACAAAGGTGTTCCGCACGCTGACACCGAATCCTGAAGAAGCCCCTATTGTGCAGAAGATATTTGAATGGACTGTCAACGCTAAAATGACACCCGGTGAGATTTCAAGAAAGCTGACTACAATGTGTATTCCAACATACTTGGGTGATCCTGAATGGAGTGTTTCAACCGTTAAAAGTATTTTAACTAATCCAACCTATAAAGGAAAAGTCAGGTGGAATGACAGAATGCGTGTCAAATCAATGGTTGACGGTAAAATTGTTAAATCAAGGCCACGTTCCAACCATACAACACACTATATGGAGTATGAAGGGAAACACCCTGCATTGGTTTCTGAAGAACTATGGGATGAAGCACAGAAGAACTTCAAACATGATAAGACCAAAAACGGCCACCCATTGCAGAATCCACTTGCCGGATTGATTGTCTGTGATAAATGCAAGAAAACAATGGTATACAACGGATATAAACATAAAAACAATGTTATGCCACGAATCGTGCATAAGGATTCACAACTTTGCAAAGTGAAGTCCGCTGCAATGTCAGATGTTATGGATGCCTTCATTTATGGCTTGAAGTTATCCATTGAAGAATTTGAAATGAAAGTCGACAACACAGCTATCACAAGTGAAGATGATGTTGAAAAGCAAATTCAGGCACTGGAAAAAGCAAAAAAAGAGATTGAAAAGAAGCTTACCAAAATCTTTGATGATTACGAAAACGGCATATATACTTCCAATGAGTTTGTGCAACGTAAACAGAAGCACAATGAAAAACTGGAAAGCATCAATGCACAGATACTTGAATTAGAAATCGTAATTCCTGAGAAGACGGAATATGAAGATAAAATCATGTATCTGAAGGATGCCCTTGCAATGCTTCAGGATGATAACATTGATGCACAGGAAAAAAACCTGTTTCTGAAGCAGTTCGTTGATAAGATAGAATTCAGCCGTGAAAACAACGAAGAATTTATCTTAGATATCCATCTGAAGTAATATGGGTGCATGATCTGAACCCATAACATCAGTTCTTATATCAGCTTCAACAATTTTATCCCTTGCATTATCTGACACTAGGAAATAATCTAATCGCCAACCGTTATTCTTTGCCCTTGACTGGAAACGGTATGACCACCAAGAATATTTCACTTCGTCAGGATGCAAGCTTCTGAAGCTGTCCGTATAGCCTGCTGCCAATATGTTTTGAAATTTTGCACGTTCTTCAGCGGTATATCCTGCATTGTGGATGTTGCCCTTTGGATTCTTGATATCAAGGGCATTTGCAGCCACATTCAAATCACCGCAAATTATAATAGGCTTTGATTTGTATGATGGATGTGCTACATTTATAGCACATCTATCATACATATCTGATTTTTTATTAAAAGAAAGAAGGTATATGTATGAAAGTAGTATGGAAAGACACAAAAGGAAACACTTGCCCACCTATGCTTTATAGGAACATCACAATCACAAGGTATGAAGAAGGTGAAATAAAAGGATGGACTATTGATCTGAAAGGGGACAGAAACATCTACGCAACCCAAGACCACGCAAGGAACGCAATCAATAAGGCCTTCGGTGGCAAGCCCCGAAAAGACGGTTCAAGGCTTCAAAAGGCAGGCATAAAGATTATAGGAACAAAATAGCCACCGCATTGGTGGCTATTTTTTATGTCCTTACTACACCGCAACAAGTGCCTATATACTGCACTTCATCCATACGTTTCAGAATTATATCTGCATCATGGTTATGCAAGCACTTCAGACGATAATGCCCTTCTTCTTCTATGAATTTACGGATATAAGCCCTATCACCACGTAAAAATGCTGCATATTCCCCATTACCCGGGAAACGGTTCTCAAATAGGATAATATCGTCTTTGCAATATTTCGGTGCCAAATCATTGTTTGTCATTTGCATAGAGATATAGGCTTCCTGTACGCTTGTTTCAATTTCTGTTGTTTCACAAGTGTCATAGATAATACCCTTATGGATATCCCCATGCGGAACCATGCAAGGGATTTTATGCCTGCCTAATGAATCACGCTCACTTTTGACAGCACCGGCTTCATATCTAGCAATCAATTGAATGATAGCTTTGCCGTGCGGACCACATGACCGATAATTCCGTAGTATTGACTTTTCCTCAGGGGTGTGTTGACATTTACCCATTAAACAGTTCATTCCCACACCCAACGCATCAGCAAGTTGCATCACTGTCGAAGCGTGCGGATCAGGTGTTTTGCCATACCACACATTCCGCACCGTTTGGATTGGTAAATTGCTTTTTTCTGCTAATAATTCAATAGTCAATCCTTTTTCATGTGCAAATTCTTTTACACGTTTGCTTAAAATATCCCCTAATACACTCCCTAACATACTTCCCCCTTCTTGCCAAAACTGACACTCTATCTTTCGTAATTCGGTAAAAATAATGTTAAACATGGAATTTAATTTTGTCAATATATGGAATATATTTTTTTCGTAACATCACACACGAAAAGGAGTGTACATCATGAAAAATGAAGTAAAATTACTTGGATGTGTTGCATCAGCCTGCACATTCAACCATGTTACTTATGATGAAAAATTTTACAAAATACAAGTAGATATACAAAGAGATAGCGGAACAGTTGACAAAATCCCTGTTATAGTATCGGAAAAAACCATGGATGTTTCGCAAGATTACACAGGCGAATATGTGTATATAGAAGGTGATTTTCGGTCACACAACATTGAAAATGAAGAAGGAAAGAAGCAACTATTTCTTGCGGTATTTGCGAAAGATTTATATTCGGCAGATTCAACCGAACCTATCAACAGTATTGTTCTTGAAGGTGCCATATGCAAACCCACTACGTACCGAAAAACACCGCTTGGAAGGCGGATATCAGATATCATGCTTGCGGTTAATAGACAATATGGCAAATCTGATTATATCCCTTGCGTTGCATGGGGTAAAAATGCAACATTTGCAGGAAGATTAAATCAAGGACAACATATCAGAATAAATGGCAGGATTCAAAGTAGAGAATATATCAAACACATTGAAGATATGGAAGAACTGCGGACAGCTTATGAAGTATCTGCCATCAAGTTAGAGGGAATGTAAATGGAAGATGAATATGTTCGTAAAATAACTGAATTACTCAATAAGTGTCATGATATTACATTGCTTGACTTAATACTGAAATTGCTTCATAAAAGCATATAAATATAAAGGGCAGATTTTTTTCTGCCCTTTATTGTTTGGCAAAACAACCGAATCCCCAGTGCATTATTTGTGGATTTTGTCAATTTTTATCACTTTTCAAAAGTATTATACTTTATTAAAAACCAATGATGAAAGGGGAAATAATATGGTATGTCCTAGATGTCAATGTGATAAATTTACGGTCAGTGCGGTGTCGGAAACCGAAACCCACAACAGAGGTTGTTTGTCATGGTTATTATGGATCATATTAGCGTGCTTTACTTTCGGTTTGATTCTTATAATTCCGCTTGTAACTAACACAAAAACCACCAATAAAATCAAGCATGTGGCAGTTTGTCAAAGGTGCGGTCACACTTGGTATGTCAAGCCTGCACCGCCCCAAAAATAACAAAAAGGACAGGATTTTATTCCTGTCCTTCTATCTTGTCAATAATGAACTGATTCAATGACTTGCCGCTGCTTTCTGCCATCTGCTTATATTCATCCTTTTTCCCTTTTGGAATCCTGATCCTGATTTCATCAAGCTTCTTCAAATATTCGGCAGAGGCCTTTGCCTGTGCCTTGGTATATGTCGCACCCATTATTCCACCACCCCTTTTTTATCTTTTTCTATACTTCGTACACAATAAATTGATAGCACAATTTTTGTCTAATGCGTGTTCGCATATATCATTTAAAAGACAACTTTTGCATTGACATTCCGTCTTGTTTAAAAATTTTTCAGAGCATTTTTCGCATTTTTTGTTTGGTGTTACGCAATTATATTTTTTTGAATCCATTATTCCGCCCCCTTTTTACTATGTCGAAAAGTTCAATGTGTTATTTACAATATCATTGTAGTATATGTTGCCATATATTTCCATTGACGAAATAGACAAAATGTGCATATTTTTTCGTTTATTTTGTATATGTTTCCATATATTAAAGGAAATAAAAAAAGGGCAAGCTTTATGCCTGCCCCCTGTACTATTGATGTGCAATTTTATTCAAATGTTCTTCAAGTAGTTCTTTTGCCTTCGGTACAGTATGATTGCATCCCTTCTGTTCCAGTCCGTCAAGACAAGCAAGAACACCGGTACATATTACACGCAATTCATTCCGCACACCGCCCATATCTTCTTCATGCTTCGCTTCCAACTGCTTCATAGCTTCTTTGTGCTTTTCTTCCAGTTCCTTGATTTTTTTATCCTGCTCCTTCTGATTATCAAACCATTTAATAGTTTTGTACAGAAGTGTAAAAATAGCAACTATTGCAGCAAGCAATGATGAAATTGTGATGATGATTGATGCGATTTCCAAAAATGTCATTTTTCAACCCTTTCTTTCGTGTATTATTTTTATCTATTTAAACACCTATTACATAACGTAATACAAAGCTTGCGTTATTGAAGGTGATACCGTTTGCGGTTCCGGTTGCGTTATTATCGGCATGGCCTGTTATTCTGTCATTATTGACATACAAATATTTGGTTGCTATAACAGCAAATCGGTTTGCTGCCATTATGAATGTGTGGCCATACCCATTTTTTTGTGCAACAAATGATTTTGGTATAAAAAAGTGAAAGTAGTTGTTTTCCTGTGCTGCTCCACTTTCAAATCTACTGAACACAAGTACAATGCCGTGTGGTTGACTTAATATCGGTTCTGACAGTTCAGCTTTGTGATCCGCTGTCATATACATTCCACCTGACCACAGTATTCTTCCGGTGCCACTGCTTCCCTTGAATACAGGAATCCATGCTTGCCATTTGTTGCTATAATACAACCTATCCCATATTTCCCTGTAAGCAACGGAACATCTTGTCAATACCTGTCTGACTTGGGTTCCACTGCCTTCCCTAACCACTTCAATACTTCCTGAAGCACTACCACTTAAAGGATTGTTCAGAAGTGTGGTTGACACCCCACTTTCAAATACATAGAATCCCGGTTCTGTCAAGGTGTCTAAATCTGTGCCGGATTGTATCACAATCGGACTTGTAATCAGATGCCCTAATGTTGAATACATGGGAAGGGAAAATTCCACACCTTCCTTTTCCGATACTTTGCCAAACGCAATGCCCCTTCCTGATGCGTTAAAATCCATCAAAGTGAAGGCAGTTGACAAATCAACAGTGTTTGTGATATTGCCAAAATAATCACTAACTGTCAAGCGGACATCATAAGCCGAATTTGTGTCAAAAACACTGTCGGAAATGAAGCTATCGTTATATGAATAACCGCTTCCGCTTGTTAGTTCGGTCCATGTAGTTTCTGATTTTGCCCGGTATTCAATCTTATAACTGGATGTGTTCTTATTGCTTGCGGAAGAAATGGTGAAGGCTGCTGATACCTTTGCATTGGTACCTTCATAGTTTTCCACCCCTGCTGCATCCGTTCTGACCACTGAAAAAGCCGTGATTTTGGGTGCAGTGTATGGAATCCGGTAAAAAGTCTTTTCCGTGCTTGCCGTTCTTCCCCTGCTATCTGTCACAGTGATTGTGGCGGTCACATTTCCGCTTCCTGTCAATACGGATGTTGTCGGTGATGCCCCGGTGTATGTCTTGCCTTCAATCACTGTTTTATATGCCGTT